GTCAAAAACACCTTCTCCTGCTGTTAAATTAGCTGTGTCTGCTGCTGTAATGCTTAACGTAACTGTGCCTGCAGCACCGCCCAATGCGATTCTGCTATTTGCTGTTGTTAGTGTTATTACTGTAGAAGAACTTTCAGGTGTTTCCCTCAAGTCCATTTCTGCTGATGCGTAACCTGATAAATTGATTACTGTGTCGCTTGAATCTTTAAGCGTTAGGGTCTGACCAAATGTAGCCCCCTGTTCTATTATAAAATGATGATAACCTGCACTCATATAGTTTCCCTTTTACTTGCATGGTATCTACCATCTTTAGCGTCTGCTTAATTAATAATATCACTTTCAAATGTCTTTGACACCTAGAAGTGAACTAGGGTACAAGTTACTAAGATTTTTTCTTAGTGGTTTTCTTCTTCGTAGTCTTTTTGGCAGGTTTCTTAGGTGCTTCTCCGCCTTCCCACGCTTCGTTTACATCAGGTGTATCAGGGTCATCTCCTATCAACTGACCTTTATCATTCCTTGCTCTTACTGGCTCACCTGTTTCTTCTGCTTCGCCTGCAACCTTAACTTCCATTGCGTGTCCGTTTTCTACGAATACTTCCATTAATTCTTTTTGGAAATCTTCTTTTGCTTCAAAGACTTCTCCTACCGCATAAAGCATAGTGTCAGTGCCATCTTTATTGGCTGCACCTGCTTTTGGGACTATCATTTTGTATTTTTTATTAGCCATCTATATCTCCAAGTTAAAAGGAAGTGGGGGATTGCTCCCCCACAATCTTATGCTTAATTAAGCGTCATGTGCTGTGAAAGCGTTGTCTGTACTATGTCTAGCACTACTTCTAACGATCATAGCACCCAAAGGTGTTCCGTTAGAATGAGTTCCAGTCTTAGCCAGTACAACTCTTACGTATCTCTTGTTGCCTGCATAGCCAACTCTGAAGATACCGCCTGCGGAATCAGGATTCCCATTAGCAGTTCCATCAAGTTTTAGGAAGATTCCCCCTGCGGAGATTGTTCCATCTACTATATCAGCTTGAGCACAATCAGTATAAGTTGAGTCATCATCTGAGTGTTCTAAAGAAACCTCAAAATAAACAGAACTAGAAAGAGTGTCTCCTTCTGCTCCAACATCAACTAATACAGTTGCACCTTCGTAGCCTTGTAGGTCAACGCCAGTACCATTACCTGCAGCAGTTTTCACCGCATTGATAAGGGAAACAGCAGGGCTTATATTATTAGATAAGTCTTTCATAATTTACTCCTTGCTTACGCAGATACTTTTTGTTTAACAACAGCTTCAGCCTGAACTACCTGTCCACCAACCCTTCTTCTAGCAATGTATCTAACATTACCTGAAGTGGCTTGTGTGAATGGGTCTCTCGTAACGGCTAATGCCACCCTGTCTACAATCATGTATGCCCTTCTGAAGTCACCGAATAGCACTGGATAAGCATTAGCTGCTACATCTGGCATATCAGTTGCTTCTATGTAAGGGAAACCTAATATAGTATTAGGAACACCTGCTTGTAGAGACATACCTGCTTGGAACACATATTGTCCTGCAGTATCTTTTAGCTTTCTGATAGCTGAAAGAGTGCTTCTGTTAAATACAAAAGTACCATTTCTGCTGTAGTCAGATTTAATGCTGTGAACTAATGTAATCAGACCATCAGCTAGTAATGTACTAGCATGACCTGAATTAGATTCACTAACATCGCCATTAGTTAATAAACCTTCAGGCTTACCAACTGCGTTACCGCTAACGAATGCAGTTCCTTCAGCTTTCGCAAATTGCTCTGCGAACTCTGATTGCATTTCAGATTCTAGATCAAAGACAGTATCTTCTAAGTTTTGCTCAGAAATATCTACTAAGGCATACAACTCGTGTGCAGGTAGTTCTTCTAAAGCCACATTGTAACCTGTGGTTTCAGACCTAGTTCCTGCTTCTGCTACCCATGAGGCAGAGAATTGAGATGATCTCTTAGGCACTTGGATTGATCTTTGTCCAGTGCTTCTTACTCTAGCGATTGAACGAATAGGCGAGATTTCTGTTACTGTTTTTAGTAACTCTCTCACATATTCAGGCGGTGCTAAATATCCACCTGTTGAGTCATTGCTGACTGTTAATGCTTTTTTCTCTGCATCATCAAGACCTTCTAGTCCCTTTCTGCAATAAGATTCAAAAGCAGCACATGAATCGTCAATTTGCTTGGCTTCGTAACCAGAAGTAGGTCTTTTCATGACTGTTTCTAGTTGCTCAACCTGCCCTTTGATGTCATCTTGTGTCTGTTTGGCTAGAGTGATTTCTTGGTTAATATCTTCAAGACCATTCAGTTTTTCTTCAATAACTGATAGTTTTGAGTCAACCAAAGTATCAACATCTTGCCCTTTTTCTATGCTTTCAAGCCTTTCGTCATTAGCCTTTTTGAATTCTTCAAAAGTATGACCCATTTCTTGAATAGCATTTTTTATATCTTCAGACATAATTGCTCCTTAGAGTTGGTTAATGGTTAATGTTAATTGTTTAATGGCGTCTACCATTTCAGCATTAGCATCAACATCTCGCTGACAAAACGCTTGATTGACAGCTTTTGCTGCAATCTTGGATTCTGAACGAGATAAATTGAAAGCATCACGCATTCCATTCTCCCATTCTCTAATAGAGATTTCATCTCCCTTTACCTGACGAACTGTAGCTTTTGGGTTCATCGGAAAAGTAACGAGACTAATCTCCATTAAATCTACCTCTTTGATAATGCGTTGATTTTTACGCTTATCATAAGAAACTGCTTTTGGGTTTACTCTAAAGCCTATGCTTAGACCATCAAGAGCACCCATCTTTAATAATTCGTAGGCATCTTTACCTGCTGTAGTTCCTAAAGCAAGCCTGCCTTTAACATATAGTCCATGAGAATCTTCCCTGATTTCATCAAATACGCCTATTGGCATATCGGACTTATGTTGATAGAGGAGTTTTACACCTTTGTGACCTCTTTCATCAAGGCTCTTAGTAAATGCTCCGCTTTTAATGACGTCATTTCCTAAGTCAGTGTTGTTGAATACAGAACCATAACCTTCAAAGATTCCATCTTCAGCTTCTGCCTTTAATTCAGACTTAACTTCAATGTAATTCTTTTCTTCTTTTTCTTCGGTTTCTTCTATGGTTGTATCTACGCCCAGTTCTTCCTCCGAAGAACTTTCGGTTATTTCAACTTCCTTTATATGATTTTCGTCATTCTGTATAGAATCTTCTTGGGAATCGTACTCGTCTGTACGGACAGCTAAATCAGGCTCATTAGATGTTAATTCACTGTTCATAGTGCTATCTCCAAATTTATACCTATATATAGTATCTGAATCATTAATCTAACACAACATCTTGTTCATCTGCGTAAATAATGACACATCTACAATTAATTACATTCTTAGCACCACCTTTAGGGTCACCTGCATGAGCCATAGGAGCACCACCTATTAAAAAATCTTCTTCCATACTTCTTGTTTGCCCATTTGCTGCTGAATGAGCAGACCTAGTTCTAGCATCACTAGTTGATACCCACTTCTTTATTAAGGTTAGTCCTAAGTTGCTTTGTGCATTCTCATAATAGCTGTGGTTGGCAAAACTTGCAGCGTTATGTGTTTCTGTTCTTGCTATTGTAGCTGCCCTTCCTCTAGTTATAGGCAATACTTTGTCTGCTATATTTTTAGCTATTTGCGAAAGAGTTAAATTATTTTCCCTACCTTCTATAATTATTTTATTAACTCTATTAGCCATACGTTGTGATATTCCACTAAGCACCAATGCCCTGCCAGAGTAATAACTGGCTACTACCGCTTCAAAGTCTATGCTTCTACCCATAACAAACACTTCTTCTGCTTTACTTCCTTTATCATGTAGTTCATTGGCACTTTGATATATGGCTCTGAATACCTTTCTATAATGTTGGGACATGGTAGGTAATAGTTCTTCATTAAGGTCTTGTATGGCTGAGTTCAAATCAAACACACCATATTCTTTAATTAAATATGCTTTAGTCCTAACGAATTTACGGAATAAAGAAGTTAGCCTTTTGTATAACTGTCTTTCTAAGTTATTTCTTAATCTCTGCTGTCTGCGTACTTCTCTGAGGGCACTTATTCTCCCCCTTCTTATGTTACGAAACTCTTTCCTAGCTAACGACATTCTTAATGTCTAGCACTGCCTTTTCATCATCATCAACTGGAAATTCTTCAGTTACATCATAATCATCTATTTCTTCTTCAGCTATAGGGTCTTGTACTTGAGGTGTTTGTTCTTCTCCTATAGGGAATAGGTTGGCTGATATATATAAGTCATCTGCGCCATCAATAGGACTTAATCCTATTTGCTCTCTAGCTTCATTCCTAGTCATGATGCCTTCTCTAACCGCACTGGTTATATTCTCATAAGTCCTTTTAGTTCTTTCAGCTAGTGCAGGAATCTTATCTATATCAAAACAAAAGTATAAATCCTCTCCAAACATAGGAACTAACCATTCATTTAAGTCAGACTCTATCTTTCTTAGGTGTGGAATAATTGTTTCTTCATATAGGGCAAGCCTTGCTTCAGCTACGTTTGAATAAGTTTGTGAATCAGGCACTCCCACTAATTGACTGGGTACACCAAAACATAGTGCTATATCTGTTGCTGCCATGTGCTTCAGATTTATAAAGTCCATATCTTTAGGTGATAGTCCCATTTCTTTCCAATCAAAGTCTCCTTCTAGAAGCATAGGTCTACCTGCATTAGCAGTTCCACTAAATCTATTATTAAGGTCTGTAAGGAGTTGTTGTCTTTGTGATTCAGAAAGATTAACAGTTATGCCTGCATCATCTTGAGGTTTAAATATAACCGCTCCACTAGGTCTAGCACCATTGCTTAATAGATTAACATTATGCTTACCTGACATATTATGTTGGTCTACTTCAATAGCTGCAGCACTCATAGGGGACAATCCATAGAAATCATCTAGTGGATTCCAGAGTTTAACGTGCTTAACTTCACTAAACCCTGAAGCATCATCTACTTCATAAGTGGCTTGTATTCTTCCATTAACCATATATTCATATCTATCAGGTATAGGCTTTGAACCGCCCTTGATAACCATGCGGTCTGGTCTTAATAAATGCAGTTCTTTTGGAGCACCTTGCTCTGAGCCTACTCTTAATATGTAAGCATTACCGCTTAACATTAAGAACCCAAAGATACTATTAAAGAACTCACTGTGGGATTGCAGGGGATTAGGACGAGACAATAGAGAGATTAATGGGTGACTCTCCAATACCTGATCCCCTGACTTGACCATAAAAGGAACTGAACTTGCTCCTTTTGAAATTTCATTAACACATCTATAGACAATGCTGTTCTTCATATAGCCTTCTTCGGCTAAATCTTCATACTTATAATCTCTTGATTTAGATGTACCTACACCAAAGTAGCCAACCATATTGCCTGACTTCTTATCTGTAGGGTTTCTTGTGAATGCGCTCTTTATATTATCTAGTATAGCCATTAGCTAATCCTCCAATTTACTTCGCCCCTTGACCTGCTTAGTTCGGTTAGACCCCATACTAAAGCATCTAACCTGTCAGGGGAAGGTCTGGTTTCGCCAGTATAAGAACACATCTGCGATTCTAGTTCTGCGAAATAGCCAACGTGATGCACTCGCTCCTGCTCGTATAAGGCACTTATAGGCTCTGCTCTTGTGAGCTTACCCCTTGTAGCCCTTACTGACCTATAAGGAACATTATTATCTATTCCCCTTAATAGTCTTTCTACCAAGTCGCCACCATTATTTACTTCTGCAACTATTCTATCAGCTTGCCAGTCGTAATAGCAATCAATAGCTTTTCTTCCCCATTTGTCAGGACTGTATCTACCTGAAACATCTTCTAACACATAGTATCTTTCATTATAGTCTTTACCTACAACCAAGATACCTGTTTCATCTGAGTTTTCATTTGCTGTTACTGCAGGGTCAATAGCTACAATAATTTGTTTTAAATCTCTTTCTTCATCTTCTCTTAGTCTTGCATCTTCTATCATTTTTGCCGTCCACAGTGCCCCATCAACATCTTCTATTATTTCAGCATACAATTCTTGTCTGCCCATTGTTGTGCCTTCATATCTCTCCCTTAACATGGCTAAGGCAGTGTCAGCTAGGTTTTCTTCATTCTCAAATGTGTTCCCTGTTGTCACTTGAACATCTTCTCTCACTATCAAATCTTTTATTATTTTGCTTGGCTTGGGTGTGGTCGTGATAACGCACTGAGGATTTTCTCCTAACCTTAATCCAAACATTAATTGGTCAAAGGCTTCTGGGTATCTCCAAGCAGCTAACTCGTCAGCCCATGCTCTATGGAATTGACTTCCCCTTAGCCTTTCAGGTTCTTGTGCTGCATAACCCACTATTTTTGAGCCATTTTCTAATCTTATTTCAGAAACACTAGAGGAATAACCTTTTGCATCTGTGCTTTTTAAATAGCATTCATCAGGTATTATTGAAAGAAGTCCACTGTTGCCACCAAAACATACTCTCCTTAAATCACCATGAGTAGGAGCAACAACTGCACATAAGCTATTTGCATTCCTCAAAGCATAAAGAGCGATGTCTTGAGCACCAGTTCTTGTTTTACCCCAACCCCTTCCTGCCAGTATAAGCCATATATAATGCTCTACTGTCGGCTGTAGTTGTTTAGGTCTTGCTGTCTTTAGCCAATCAGTGTACAGCTTTACTGTCGCTATCTCTGCTTGATTCTGCAACTGAGTCAAGCAATTCCATAGCTTCTCTGAAGGCATCTGTTTCTTGGATGTTTGCATTTATATTTATTGAATCCGTTGATTCTCCAAAAGCTAACTTAGCTAATCTTTGTGCTGCTACTGCAGTATTAGCAAGACTTAGTATTTGACTTGGGTTATCTGTTTTGGTGTCCATCTCTATTGCTTTAAGGTTCTTGTATATCTTACCTTCCACAATCTCTAATAGTTGATTAGCTACCTTTACACTCTTTGAATCAAAAACCTTTGATTCTTCTGCCATCTTTTCTGTTCTTTTCTCGTCTATCTTTGCTTGTAGTTGCAGTTTAAATTCTTCTTTTTGTTGTCTCCAATTTTCTTTTTGTGACAATCTAAATAATGAAGTTTGAGAAACATTATGCTTACTGACTAATTCTACAATGGTAGAAAACTGCCTTTCTCCGCTTTCTAACTCTACACCTTGCACAAATTCAGTTCTTAACTGTAGTGCTAAGTCCTCTGTTATTCTTTGTACTGTTGGTTTTTTATCCACTGTTTGTTCAATAATTATTCAGCTAATTTTGCCAACTATATTACAGATTGTTCTTAAACACAAAAAAAAGGAGGTCTATTGACCCCCTTTTTCTTCACAGTGTTTATCTGTGTGGGTCTTTATATTCTGACCTTTCACCTATATAAACAAAACCAAATCCTTGCTTTCTAAGCCTGCCTGTCTTTTTGTTTAAGTTACTAGGGTTATAAGTTCTGTGACTTCTAACTTTTCTTATCAGGTCTCTTTCTTGAACATATTCAAACCAGTCAGTTTCTTGGTTAGGAACGAAAAGGTGTTTTTGATGTCCATAGTAGTCTGAGTCTTTAGTAGGAACAGCATTGTCTTTTTGAAGTGTTACTTGTCTTTTTCCTACTTTGCCTTTCACTTCTACAACAGTAAAAGCATAAGAGTCAGAACCTATTGAGTAAGTAGCACCCATGCCTACTTTAATATCATCTTCTTCAGCAGTCAAAGGTAACTCCTCGTAATTAAGATAGTAGTCTTTGTCTAGGTCTATTTTATTATTAATGTTTTTCATTTTATCTCCTTTCATTTAATTAATATATTTATTATAGTCCTTTTAGGAATATATGCAACACTTTTCGGTTGTTATTTTCTCATAAAAAAAGGGAGTCTATTGACCCCCTCTTATTAAGTATCTCTACTTATTCTTCCAGATATTTATTAGCGTATGCTTCTGCTATTGTTTTAGCAGTATGGTCACAGCTATAGCCAGTGAAGTGTACACCTACTATTTCTATGAACTGTTCTGCATCCTGTTCAAGAGCATCTAGTTTCATAAGTTCTTCAACTATTACCTCAGATGATGGGTCTTGTGTATTTAACCACCCTTCATAGTTTTCCTTTTTGAAATTATCAAAAAGTTCAAGAGTGAAGTTATCTACCCAAACTTCAGTTTTTAAGTTAGCTACGTTTTCCATATTTTCTCCTTTTAATTAACACTATTTATTATAATCCTTTTTGGATTTATTGCAACACTTTTAGTCGTGGCAGAAGCAATCCATGTCGTCATCTTCAAAGTCTAAAAACATATCTTGTTGGTTTTGTGTTATCTCAATGTATTTTATATAACTTGGTCTATCTCTCCTAAAAACATTTTTAGCTTTTATTTCTGTGTCTGCCCACCATTTAGCTTTTTTAGGCTCTTCTTTAACAAGACTTAATATTTTGTTATGACTTTTTAAAAAACATAAATCGCAATTACCATGTGGAGATTCTCCATTAATAATTGGCAAACCTAAATCAAAATTATGTTTAGACCAAAATTCATGCACATCATGTTTTGTATCTTTAGCATCATACATAGGCATTTCCGACATACGATTTTTAGTCTGATAATTTTTTTGGCTGCCAACTCTTTTGGGTTCGTCATATCGCAAGCCTAAAATGTTAGTCCATTGTTTATAATTTTTTTTCTTTGCAAAATCTTGTAAGGCTCTAATTTTAAGATAATCAGTACAGAACCTAGCTCTTGGGTTTGGCAATATACTCATTCCTTTTTTTTGAAACTCTTTATTGCTTTCGCTTACATCTCTTTGTGTATTCCAATGTTCTATTAATTTAGTAAATGGCTCACCTTGTCTGCTTGCGGTTTTATAATTAACTTCTTTATAAAAAATCATTTCTTCTTTCGGTTTTGTGTAATCTACATCTAATTCTAGCCAAGTGATATTAACGCCCCAATGCTCTCCACAATCTCTTACAAAGTCTAAAGTTTCAGGCATTTCTTTGCCTGTGTTAGCAAAGACTATATAAACATCATCTGGTAATGTTCCATTGTAGGCTTGTAATATTTGGTACAACATGAAACCTGACGTTCTGCCACCGCTAAAACTAATTAATGCAGGTTCAGGTATTTTATATGGGTTCATTATCTTCCCTGCCCTCTATATTTCTTCTTCCTCATGCGTTTAGTGTGTTTGTTCATGGTGGAAGTGCCGATGTTCTTCCTGCCTATGCTTGTTTTCTTTCCCCTAGACCCAGTGTTGGATTGGAAGCCAATGTTGTTAAGTGTTGCTTTTCTCATTCTTTACTCCAAAATAATAATCAAATAATTTCCTAGCGTAATCCTCAGTATAAGGTTCTTGGTTGTGCATTTCTGCCAACAGGCTATTAGCCAACCACCACCTTTGGAAGTTATCTTCGTAGGATTCGTTTCTGCTGTATAAAAACCCTGACATTATTTCTCAAATTCCTCCATCATCTTTTCGTACTGTATACGATGCAGGCTTGCTAACTCTGCTGCTAATCCGTGTGAGTTTATTACAAAGTTCTCTATGTCATCTCCGTTAGGTGTGGCGTGTTCCCAAACAGCTTCCCCTTCAAACTTTTCTACTATATCAAAAAACATAGGTATTAAGGGGAAGGGCGGACTCCAAGCAGTAGATATTTCCCATACTACTTTTTCATCTTCTAAACTGTAACTCTCAAGTCTTGAATTCCATTTCGTTCCCCAATATTTACTGCACCAGTCATACCAATAAGCAGAACCGAAATCCCTCTTATATCTTCTGATGGTAAATTCATCTATTTTGTTTTCTTCTATCCATTCCGTAGTAGGGAAAGAGAAACTTCTTGCTAAGTTTGAGGTCATTCCTGTTGGAATCATTATTGCATCATCGTTGGCTGCATCTAAATCGTCAATATTATAGTAGTGCTGTCCTTTAGAGTCTGATATGGCTTGTATTCCTAACAGTTCTTCAGGTACTGGAAGAATGTTGTTGAAGTCAAAACTCCAATCTTCTGCACCCTCGCACATAAAATCAGACAGTTTTTCATTCTGCTCCCTTTGGTTTTTTACAGTTATCTTATTTAGTATCATATCTGGCATAGTATCTACTCCTCGCTTAATGTTGTCCTATTGCTTTTTTTTTACTTATTTCATCCAATAATTCGTTTACCAACTTACCTTTTTTTGTTTTCATGGGTGTTATTGTTGCAAACCCTGTTATCCCTGCTTCTTCTGCTCGGTACATTAATTCTTTTTCGCTTAATTGCAGTTTAGGTCTAAGACCTCTCCTTCTTTCATTTGTTTCCGCTAGTTGCTT